TGTCAATTTGGATAAAGTATCTCATCGCATCACCGAACTTAAATGGGATGGTGATAATGTGATGGGTAAGGCACTAATATTGAATACTCCTATGGGTCAGATTGTAAAGGGTCTGATGGAAGGTGGTGTTCAGCTTGGTGTTTCTAGTCGTGGTATGGGTAGTCTTGTGCGTAAAGGCGATGTTAATATGGTAGGTAACGATTTTATCTTAGCTACTGTAGATATCGTACAAGATCCTTCTGCTCCTGAGGCCTTTGTAAATGGCATCATGGAGGGAGTAGATTGGGTTTGGGATAATGGTATTCTAAAAGCACAAGAAATTGAACAGTTCGAGACTGAGATCAAAGAGGCCAAATCTGCCGACATGTCCAATGTCCAGATGAAAGTTTTCAAAGATTTCCTCTCAAAACTTTAACTCAATAGGAGACTTTAATGTCTGATATCGAAAATATCGAAGTCGAAGACATTGCCGAAAAGCTCCAAGATGAGACCCTTGAGAACGTTGAAGTTTCTGATGGGGATCACCTGGACGAGGCAAAGGCTGCACCTGAAGTTGATGGTGAGAAAGCTGCTGAAACAGACGCTGCTGTAATTAAGAAGTCAGCGCCTGCACAAGCAACTGCACCAAAGACAAAAGCAGGTATGGTTAATGCTATGTATGGCAAAATGTCGAAGATGAAAAAAGAAGAGCTTAAAGCTGCATATGAAGCTATGTGTGCAACTGAGAGCGTAGAGACTGATGATGCAAATACTGTATCTGAATCTCACTTTGAAGAAGATTTGAATGCATTGGTTGCTGATGAAGCAACTCTTTCTGAAGGATTCAAAGGTAAAGCTGCAATCATTTTTGAAGCTGCACTAAAATCTAAACTAGCAACTAACGTTGCACGTTTGGAAGAATCTTACCAAGAAGAGTTAGCTGAAGAAACAACTCGTATTCATTCTGAATTGGTCGAGAAAGTTGATGGCTACCTCAACTACGTCGTCGAAAACTGGATGGAAGAAAATAAACTTGCAGTAGAAAACGGTCTACGTACCGAAGTTGCTGAAAGCTTTATGACTGCCCTTCATGGTGTGTTCACTGAGCACTATGTTGATGTACCGGAAAGCAAAGTTGACCTAGTCGACGATCTTGCTACGAAGGTAGACAACCTTGAAGAAGCGGTTAACGTTTCCGAGCAGAAAAACATCGAATTGTCTAACGAAGTAAAAACTCTTACTCGTGATGCAATCGTACGTGAATCTGCAACTGGTTTGAGCGAAGCACAAGCTGAAAAGCTTAAATCACTTGTTGAAGATGTTACTTATGACACTGCAGCTGAATTTACTGCAAAAGTCGATACAATCAAAGAAACATATTTCAAAGAAGTGACTAAAACCACTGTTAGCGAAGAAGTCGAAGCTATCGATGAGTCTGCAGATGAAGTATCTGTTTCTCCTCGTATGCAAAGCTACTTGGCTGCCTTAAAACAAACTATCTAATTAACGGAGTAAACAATAATGTTTAACGCAGATAAAAACCTCATGGAGAAATGGCAGCCAGTAATGGAAGCTGCTGAGGCTCCTTCAATCGCAGATGCGCACAAACGTGCCGTAACTGCAGTCATGTTGGAAAACACTGAAAAAGCGCTTGTTGAAGAGCGTGGACATCAGAACTTCACATTGACAGAAGCTGCACCTGCTAACGCAACTGGTGCTGGAATCGATAACTGGGATCCAATCTTGATTTCATTAGTACGTCGTGCAATGCCAAACTTGATGGCATACGATATTGCTGGTGTACAGCCAATGACTGGTCCAACTGGCTTGATCTTCGCAATGAAGTCACGTTATACTGCACAAAATGGTACAGAAGCATTGTTCGCAGAAGCAGACACTGGATTCTCAGGTGCCGCATCTGGTGATACTGGTACAGCTGATGCTGGTAACAACGATCCATTCTCTGGTGACGATCCAGCTTCTGGTGGTTCAGCTGGTAACGACGCTGATACAGTTAAAGAATACGCTCCAGGTACAGCAATGGCTACAGCAACTGCTGAAGCTCTTGGTGATTCAGGTTCTAACCCATTCCCAGAAATGGCGTTCTCAATTGAAAAAGCAACTGTGACTGCAAAGTCTCGTGCTTTGAAAGCTGAGTACACAATGGAACTTGCACAAGATCTTAAAGCTGTGCATGGTCTTGATGCAG